CGGCGAGCGTGCGGAGGTTGACCGCCGACCCCGACGGGACGCTGATCGTCGCCGTGAAAGCGCCCGGCGGCGTGGCTGGTGTGCCGGCATCGCCGGGGGCGGCGAGAATGTCCCAATAGGCGTTGGCCTGGGCGGTGCCGCTCGGCGGATGGCCGCTGAAGCCGTTCTGCGTCGCGACATAGGAGCCGCCGCCATAGCCTACGCTGTTGTTGAGATAGTAAGTCGCACTGTTGTCGTAATCGCCGCGCGGGGTCAGGCCCGAGAGCGATTGCGGTGCGGTCCAGACACCGATCAGCGTGCCGTTCGCGGTCTTGAGTGCGGTCGAGGACCAGATCGTCGCGGTGCCGGCCGGGACGCCGTCGTACCAGCTGGCGGGATTGTCGCCGCTGGGCGTCGCCGGCTGGGCATAAGCGCGCATGAACTTGATGTCGCGATAGGCGGCACGACCCGGCGCCGAGCTGATCGCGATCGAATAGGCGGTGGCGCTGGCGAGATCCTGAAGCCCGCGGCCATAGATGTTGAACGACGGCAGCTTCACATAGATCGTGTCGCCGACATTGCTGACGTCATAGCCGAACCTGAAGATCGCATCGTCGATCCTCGCGACGTTCGTCCCACTGGCATGCGCGCCCGACGTGGTGCCGCGCTGACCGCGCCGGAGCTGGGTCAGATTGTAATGATTGGCCGATGTCAGCGTCGCCGTCTGGAACGCGACAACTTCATCCCCGACCATGCACAGGGTAGCGCCGGCGTCACGGTCCGTCGCGCTGACGCTGTCGAGCTGCCCCAGGCTGATCGACAGATCGACGGCGAGCGTGTTCGCGGAATCGGGATCCGATCCCGTCGCCAGCGACGCCGCGAGCGTGCCGTAGCGCGCCGGCCCATCGATCGTGCCGATCATCGAATAATTCGAATTGTCGGTGCTGACCCAGACCTGACAACCGCCCCAAGTCGGTGATGTCGATGCGGCGGCCAGCCAGATCTCGGCGTCGAGCCCGGCGAGATTGGGCGGCGCGATGAACAGCCACGGCACCGACACGCTGCCGGGTGCGATCTCGGCGTTCGGCTTGTAACCGCTCGACCCGGAATGAGAGGCATAGAGTGCGGCCGATGCCATCCCGATCGGGACGCCTTCCGCGGTCACCGTCAGCAGGTCGTCGACATCCTCGGCGATCTCGGTGATCCGGACCAGCACGCGATCGAGCAGCAAGGAGTCAGTCGTCGTCGTCAGCGTGACGAGGTCGGTCGGCTCGAGCAACGCGAAGTTCCAGGGCAGCTTGAATGTGTATTTTTCGCGCGTGTAGAGGACCCGCTGGCCATAAAGCTGCACAGCTTTGCGCGCGATGTCGGGGTCACAGATGCAATGGACCGTCGTCGGATCCTGCTTGCGCCGTCCGAACGTGACGATGTTGTCGAGATCCTGGGCGGTCGCGATGCCGACATTGTATTGCTGGGTGCGGTCCAGGAATTCGAACTGGACGATGTTATAGGCGTCGGACTGGTCGACGATCTCGATTGAGACGGCATTGCCGCTGTCGTCGACGATCAGGTCGTCCTCGGTCAGGTCGTAGGCAGGCATCAGGTTGGGCGTCCAGGTTACCGAATTGCCGGTCGCTGCGGCGTCGCCATAGGGCCGGATCTTGACCACGCCTTCGGACCAGAACGCGGCCGAGTTCGTCGCGGTCAGCCATTCCTCGATGACTGACGCCGCGCCCGATTGCGATTCGAGCACCGGCGAGAGGAGGAGGTTGTTGGCGCGGCAATAGAGCGAATAGTCGCTCAGATCGCCGATCAGGCCTGAACCCCACATCGGCACGCCGTACGAGGGGTTGGTCAGGAAATCGGTGATGATGTCCTTGGGGTCGGCGTCGCCATTCAGAGCGCCGCTCAATTGCAGGCCGAAGTCGATCTCGAAGCTGTGGTTGGACAGCGTCGCACTGTCGGCCAGGTCGTAATCCTGGGCATAGACGTAAGCGATACCGCTGTAGGGGATCGCCTGGGTCGGGACCTTGGAAGTGAGGTAGCTCCACACCGGCTGCGTCGGCGTGCCGGTCGCCAGGCTGAGGCCGGCGGCCGACAACGAGGTCAGGACTGCGGTGTCCTTGTAAATCGTGCGGATGCCCTGAATGCCGCTGGTGCCGCCTTCGCAGATGCCCATCATGATCGACGCGGTGTAGGTATAGGTCGTATTCTTCGACCCGCCGCCCAGGCCCTTGCCGCCGCCGGTCTTGGTGGTGTGCGCGATCGCGGTGAAGGCGCCGTACCACATCAAATTGCACTTCATTCGGCCACGGCCCCAACCGAGCGAGATCGGCAGGCCAAGCGTCGATGACTGGACCTGAATGCCGTTGAGCTTCGGTGATGTGGTCGAGGTAGACTTGCCGCCCATCATTGGTCCTCGAACAGGGTGAAGAACTTGACCGGCCGGGAGCGCAGCTCCTCGTCGCGATCGGCGTTGCCGCGCAGCACGCCGCCGCCGCGGATCACCGCGTGGAGCACGTCGGGCATGTCGATGACGATCGCCGAATGCGAATAGCAGCGGCCGTATTTCCAGATCGCGAGGTCGCCGGGTCCCACAGTCTCGCGAACTATCTCGCGCGCGAACCGCGTGACCCAGCCCAGGAACTGCTCCTCGTCGCGATGCAGCATCCATTGCGGCGAATAATCGGGCTCGACGCGCGGGATCAGGCCGACCGCTTCATAGACCGCCGCCGGCAGCATCGCGCAATCGACCCCGACGCCGCGAAGCCGCGCGCGGTGGTGATAAGGCGTCCCTTCCCAGCGCAGCGCCTCGCGGACGACATCCTGGCGCGTCATCCGAACGCGGTCTCCGGGACCGGAACATAGGGCGTCGCCTTGAAGCGCCCGAGATTGTTGAACCGAACCGAACACCGGCTCTGCGTCAGATCGCACCCGGGATAAGCGGTGAAGCTGTCGCCGGCGACCGGCAGCGCGGGGAGGGGCGAGACGAGCTGGAACAAGCCCGCCCCATCGTTCGACATGATTGTCGCCGAGATGCCGGTGTTCGGTCCCGACGTGAACACGATGCGCCCTTGCGCGAAATCGTTGGCGGTCGGCGTCAGGCTGGTGTCGAACGTCGTGAGCGTCGGGGCTGGCGACGCACCAACCGTGCCCGTCGCCGCAAAGGCCGCCGGGTCGAGCGCGCAACCGGCATCATAGACCGCGTGGAGGCAGGCCGCCTGATAGAGATTGGCCGGCATGTTGGCGTTGAGCAGCACGGTCCAGGACGACACCGTGATCGTGGCGCTATCGCCGGTGATCGCGCTGATCGCGGTGACGCGCCCCGAAAACCTGAGCACGGTGCCGATCACCGGCAGGCTCCAATCGGTCAGGAAGGCGCGGTCCAGCCTGACATTCGCCCCATCGAATCCATGTCCCCTGATGAACGGAATGATCGGCACCCCGTTGATCAGATCGTCCGAGTTCGCGGTGATCGCCATGTCGACGGTCGTGACGTCGAGCCCGATCTTCTCACTGATGTCCTGCCGCTCGATCGCCGGGCCAAGTGCATAGATATGACCACCCGCCACGATCGGGACATCGCCGCTCGACCATCTGATCACGGCACCGCCCACCAGCGTGATCGTCCAGAGATCGACCATCTGGAAGTCGGCGCCGCTGTTGAGCAAGGTGATCACGGCAGGGGATGCGGCTTTCATGGTCAGCCCTTGGTCGTGGTGAAAGAGAGGCCGTCCTGCGACCACAGGCTCTGCATCATCTGGTTGAGCTCAAGCGCGTCGTCGTCGAAGCGGCACACGAACATGAAGCGTCCGGTCCAGGTCAGCACCTTGCCGGTCGCGGGTGGGCTGGAGAAGGTGATCGACCCGCGCGGGCCGACGGTGAAGCTCGCGATCGGGGTCGTGTCGGCGAACACGGTCGGCGTTCCGAGCGCACCGCCGACGGGCTCCGTGAAGGTTGCGCTGCCGAACGCCATGCTCCGGCTAAGCTGGAACGTGGTTGTGACCCCGTCGCCGACACCGAAACGCTGTCCGGTAACGGTGTTGTCGCCAGGGTCGAAGAAAAAGAACTCCTTATATTGTCCGGCGTGCAGCAGAAAGAACGCAGCCAGTCGCTCGAGGTCGGGCGTCGACGGCAAGTCGCGCAGCACCTCATAGGCGACCTTGAATTGCCAGCGCGGGTACGACCAGGTCTTGCGCCGCCGCTCGCGACCGGACGACGCCGTCGCTATCTTCGTCGCCCAGGTCGGCGTCTTCGCGACCAGGAACGACTGCCCAATCAGCGTCGGGAACACGTCCGGGTCGTCGATCGACGGATCGGCGCTAACGAGCCAGCGTGTCGGCAGATAGAGCGTGGGCAATCTCGTCTCCAATCGGATAGGCTGCGCGCACCGCCGGAGCGATCGGCACAATGTTGCTGCTGCCCTGCGGCGCATGCGATCGCGGGTGGGCGCTGGCCCGGTTTTCCGCGCCGTTCATGTGCTCGGTCACGCAGCTAAATGCGCAGCCGCCGCTTGATTATCGCGTCCATATTGGAACTATCGGTCGGTCAGCTACCTTGCCCGGCCATCGCGCTTCGCTAGTTTGGCGGTCAACAATTCGGACATTGATTCAAGGACGTGCGCGACATGTTCGTGATTTCCCCTGTTGACGATGGCGGCCCGAATTGCGCATTCGCGAAGCCAAAGGGGGAGTATTTCATTGGCTCAGATTTCATGCTCGCAATGCCGGAACCAGACGCCGCGCGCCGGATTCGGATTCCTCAAGATCGCGATCGCCATCTAGTTCTTTCCCATCGGTCTGCTGATCCTGCTGACGGGTCGCAAGCCGACGGATTGCCGCAATTGCAATCATCTCTTCGTGACCTGGTCAGGCCCCGTCGGGCGCCTCGGTTGGCGATCATCTTCGCTTCCGGCGACTGCAATCGGCGCGGTCATGGGAGTGGCGCAGGCTCAGGAACCTCCACGCGATGTTCGGAGGTTTTTGCTCCGTTTTCGACCTATCGGCGCGCGGCCCCTCTTGCGATGGGGCGGCCGAATGGTAGCGTTGCGCTTCAACGGCGAAACATACACTTGGAGGGATTATGCTCGATCGAGCGAAGCGCGTGCTCACGGGGCTGGTGTTGCCCGCGGCGTGCCTGTCGGCGGCCGCGGCAAACGCACAGGAACTCCCGGTCGTGTTTGGTGTCCAATTGGGGGCGCCGGTGACGCTGCCGGAATGCCTACGCCAGGACGGGTCGACCCCGGACGCGGATGGAAGAGTGTACTATTACGTCGATCAAGCCGTTACTTGCGCCGGACTGCCATACCAATTGCCCAAGTCGCCATTCAGGGACGCAGACGTGCACTTTTCTCGCGAGGAAACACCCGAAATCATCTCAACCAACATGATTGGGATCCATCTCTCGAAGGACAGCGACAAGGTCATCGGGATAGAAACTGGGACACCGGGATACGCGGCCGCCGCCTTGATCATCGCCCGGCTGACCGCCAAATTTGGCAAGCCGACCGTGGTTGACGACGATCGCCAAGTCGTTCGCGGTATATCGGTGCCGACCAAGCATCTCATCTGGAAACGTAGCGGCTTCACGGTCGATTATCAGTCCGCCAGCCCTTTCGATACTAAAGAAGGCAGCATTCTCGTTTCGACCGACGAATACGATCGGCTGGCGAGAGGCGCAGCTGCGGACAGTGCCGCCAAGCGGACCCCGCTCTAGGTCGTCGGAAGCGCAAATCCCAGCTTGCCCGCGCGGTGAGCCTTCTTGATCGTGCGGGCGAAGGCGTCCAGGTTGGCCCTGATGTCGTCCGGCGTGCGGGTGCCGGCATGATCATGATAGTGGAAAGTCGTACCGCCATCGTTTGCCGCCCGCGGCGCATTGTTGTTTGCGGCTCCGCCCGACAGCAACATTTGCCGCAGCGGCACCGCGAGATTGG